TTGACAGGCTGCCCCTGCACCAAGGTTGGATAACACACTTCATTGCCATCGCTGTAGACACCCGCTTCAAGAACAGTTTTGGGTGTTAGTTTTATACTGGCAAAATATCTTTCATGTAGTTCTGATAACATTTCTCATTCTCCGATAATCGTTTTGGGTTAATTGTTTTTTAAAGTCGTTTAAACGCAGTTTATCTTTTTGGCTGTCATAGTATTCTCCACCACTATCGTTGCAATGATGACAGAACCACGTAACACCGTCATCGTCTATTTTTACTCCAAGGCATCGAGCGTTCTTTTTTCTCCGACTACTTGAACACTTCGGACATTTTGTAGACTGAGACCCGACACTAAACCGCCTTGCATCAATCCCCTTGTCTATTAAAATCTGCTTTGCTGTTTTCATAACATACCCCTTCCTCTGGGATACAAAACCTTTTCTGGTTTATTTTTCTCAGCTAAATATTTTCCATGCTTATTGGAAAGCATTCCCGATACAATAGTAAACCATTTCTTTTTTTGCTTTTCTTCCTGACCACGCATCCAGTCATCGGCAGATTGTAACTGTGCATCAAAATCTGGAATTGCATGATATGCCTTCTTCCATCGAGCATGATCTTTTTCTGTGAGCCTGATCACTTGACCCTCGTATCTATACTTACTTTCTTTTTGGTTTCTGGTTTCTGGTTTCTGGCTTAGTAATACGGCGGTATCCTTTCCGTATAGCTCTGGTATAGCATCACCATTGATTTCATTGTGCTTTTCCCATCGAGCGTTTATGTTACGCTTTGAGGTGGCAACACGTTTTTGACGAGAAATAAATTCTTTTTCTACACGATAGTTCCACAAGCCATCATTTTTGATTTCAATTTTACCGTCCGCAATAAGACTATCTAAAACCTTTTTTAAGGTTGGTTTAGTGCATCCGCATTGCCAAGCAAGTCTCCGATGATCCAATGGTAAAGGCTCACATCGTTCGTACATTTCATTAATGAGAATGGTATAGACACCAATTTGTGTGGCTGTCATACCTCTGACACCCGCTAAAAAGTCGGAGCTATACCATTTTATATAAGGTTGTTTGTTTTGTTTCATTGCTGTTCCAATCACACTGTTCTGTAAAAAATGAGGCGGGCGAGAACAGTAAAAAAACCTGTGGGGCATGACTACCACATTTTTTCACCTCATGGGTGTTATGCTTTATTTAAAACATTTCGTCAAATTAAAACGGTATTTCGTCATTTAATTCGACTTTAGGTGTTGCTACGTTTTCTTTAAAAGTAGATCCATCTGATTTGCTATCGAGCAGCTTCAGTTCGCCATTAAAACGCTGAAGGACAATTTCGGTTGTGTATTTATCAACACCTGCACTGTCAGTCCATTTGCGAGTTTTCATTGCCCCGCTAATATAAATTTTAGAACCTTTTGATAAATAATTTTCAGCAACCTTAACAAGATGCGGATTAAAAATTGTAACCTTGACCCATTCCGTTACGGACTGCTGTTGTCCTTGTTTATCTTTGTACCGTTCAGTACAACCTAGCGACAAATTACAAAGCTTTTCGCCTGATTTCATTTCTTTTATATCAGGATCTGCTCCCAAATTACCAATAAAAGTACAGTGATTTAACATATTGTTTTCTTTCTTTGTTGTTAATAGAACATTTCTTATCGCAGTTAAAAATAATCATGTCAATAAAAACTTTTATCATTTTATGACTTGACATATAAATAGTGAAGTGCGATAAAGAATAACAAATAAAACCAAACGGAGAAATAAAATGAAAACCAAAAACTTTTTAAATATGAATTTAATTCACTTGACAGACGGATACTTTGTCAAGGTTAAGCACGTTGTAGCTGCCAGTCTTTGGTTAGCTATTTTTATGGTAATTTTAAACTTAATATTTTAGGAGAAAACAATGACTAAGCAAACTTTAAATATCTATCAACGTTTAAACGCAGTGATGACTGAACTTGCGTATGTTCAGAAAGAAAACAAAAAAGTAAACAACCAGTATACTTTTGTTTCCCACGATGCTGTAACAGCAGCGGTTAGAGAGCCAATGGTTAAATTTGGCATCCTACCAATCCCCACCGTTATTTCATGTGTTAGAGAAGGCAACATGACTATTATGGAGTTGCAGGTTGACTTTGTTAATATCGATAAGCCTGATGACCGTGTAGTTACTACCTCGTTTGGTTACGGTATAGATCCGCAAGACAAAGGCGTAGGAAAGGCCAGATCTTATGCAATTAAATATGCCTACTTGCAGCAATTTGCGTTAGCGACAGGTGATGATCCTGAGCGGGACAGCATAAACTTTTCGGGCAATAAAATTAGCGAACTTCAAGTAAATAAATTGGTTCACTTGCTTGGAAAAACTAAATCAAATGTCCCCGCTTATTTAAGAGTGGTTGGCGTTAAATCTTTGCAAGACATTACTGAAAACAAATTTGACACGGCCTTGAGTATGCTAGAGAAGAAATTGGCAACATTAAAGTCAGCAGATGCAATTCACGAACCCAAGAAGGAGAAGCAATAATGGAGCAAGGGACAGACGAATGGCTCATGGCAAGATGCGGGAAAGCCACCGCAAGTCGGATTGCAGATATTATGGCTAAAACAAAAACAGGCTTTAGCGTGGGGCGCAAAAACTACGAGGCCCAATTGATTGCCGAACGCTTAACAAATGAGGTTGCAGCTTCATTTACTAACGCTGCAATGAAGTGGGGTACTGACACTGAGCCACAGGCAAGGGCAGCCTATGAGTTTGAAAAAGATTGTGAGGTCAAAGAATTTGGTTTTGTAAGTCACAGGTCTATTAAAAACTCAGGGGCAAGTCCTGATGGATTGGTTGGCGAGGATGGATTAATTGAAATCAAATGTCCTAACACAGCCACACATCTCGATACCCTGCTAACAAAAAAAATACCAAAAAAATATCAAACACAAATGTTTTGGCAGATGGCTTGCTGTGAAAGACAGTGGTGTGACTTTGTTAGCTACGACCCTCGATTGCCCGCCAACATGTCAATGATTATTATAAGGCTTGATAGAGATGATCAGGTGATTGAGGAAATGGAAGAGGCCGTTCATGAATTTTTAAAAGCTGTCGATGATAAGGTCCATGCTTTGGGGGTGCTTTACAAATGATGTTTAAACGCATTCAAGGTTTTCTTCAGCCTCAAGACGATGAGGCATTCGCAGTTATAAACAGCTTAGATCCAAACGAAGTTGTTAATTTTGAAAAAGTAAAATCTATGAGAAATTACAAATTTCATAAAAAATATTTTGCTTTAATTAATTTTGCATTTGAGCATTGGCAGCCTGAAAAAATAAAAGACGATATTGTTGATGGTATTGTCCCGAAAAAATCATTTACTCGCTTCAGAAAGGACCTGACGATCCTGTCAGGGTACTACGACCAAGAAATCAGACTTGATGGCAGCCTGAGGATCGTAGCGAAGTCAATTTCTTTTGTAAACATGAACGAAGCAGATTTTCATGAACTTTATTCAAACACAATTGATGTAATTTTAGATAAAATTCTGACAAATTACACTAAAGAAAAGCTTGACGAAACGGTTCGGGAGTTATTAGTTTTTTCATGATGATTGATAAGAAATATAGAGCCAGTTTTGGAAAGATGCACACTCATGAGTGTTGGGTTACTAAACAACAGTTTACGGAGTTTTCGTCTTGGGGAATTACTGGCTGCCATATTTCAATCGGAAGATATGGAAAAAATATTAAAGACGATACTTTAATTATTCCGTTGCGGCAGGATTTGCACTTAGAATTTGATAAAAATCAAATAAAATTTATATCAAAATATTTCAATATGTTTCCTGAAGACAGAAGGGATAAAGCACAAGACAAAGTTGGCTACGATGAGATTGAAATTGTCAAGCAGATGGCAAGAGATTATTACAGAGAGTGGAAAGACAAATGAGAGAAAACCCTATTTATAATTTAAAACTGCCAACACCGCCAAGCGTCAATGCCTTGTGGAGAATAACAGGCCGCAGAATGTACCGTAGTAAAAAATATATGGATTTTATTAAAGACTGTGAGGCTACCGTGGCTTGGCAAAATCACCCTACGATAGATTATCCATTTAATATCGAAATAGTGGTTGGTAGGCCCTCTAAGAGGCGTATGGATATAGATAACAGGGGCAAGGCGGTTATGGATATTCTACAGCACTTAAAAATTATTGAAGATGATTGCATGGCTCAACAGATAACAATGATGTGGACTGATGCGTTTAAACACACTGAAGTAACTATTTGGAAAGCTGTGCTTTAAAAATAATAAATTATTTACTTGACACTTGTTTATATATGGTTATAATAGAGGTACAACTTAAAACAAACAGGAGAACTATAAATGATAGATCTAGGAACGCAAAGCTACAAGGAATATCTTACGTATAATAATAAACACTCTAGGGAGAAGTTAGAAAAACTCTTACAAAAACAAAAGAGAGTTGAGACTAAGTTTAGAGAGGCAAAAAAGTTGTACAAAAGCGCAACTAAAGAATTAAATGCCTTGACCAACACTCATAGAACAACTCTTGATTTAATTCAAACTGAGTATCGCTATAAAAGAAAGCTTAATAAACTTTTAAAAGAGAATGACTACTTAATTTTTACAGGTGAAGATGATGATCTATTTACCTTGTGGGTTTACATTGATAAAGAATTTGAAAACGAGGAAGATGATCCATTTTATGATGAGCATTATTGTGATAACTATGAAGAAGCATATCATAGGTGTATAGATTATATTAAATTTTACGAAAACAAATAATTTTATAAGGTAGCCATCGGAGGGTGGCTACTCAATAAGATTAAATTAAACAAGGAGAGATAAAATGATTAAGAAGCAAATGGACCGAAGGTTTGATTACTGGTTGTACGAAGGCCACTGCTTACAGGTCTATGCAAGGTATGAGCAAGATGTACAGGAGCGTACAGATTACAATCTAATTGACCTTGAGGTAACTGACGCTGATGGCGATGAGTTAGAGTGTGATTTAAGATCATTGTTCGTCAAAAAGTGGGGTACTGAACAGTTTATAACTGTGCAAGAAGAAATTATCAACATGGCTGAAGATTGGGCCGCAATTAACTAAGGAAAAAAAATGATTAACGAAGAATTTTTAACTCCACAGCAATTAGCTGATCGATGGAAGATAACACGAGTTTGGTTGTACACATTAAAAAGCAAAGGTAAAGTACCTAGGTATAGAAATTTAGGATCGGGTGAAAAAGCCAGAATTGAATTCCCACTATCAGAAGTGCGGGCTTATGAAGAAAAACTTTATGAGTTGAAAGGTTAATTTATGTACAAAACGAATTTTATTAGAGTTACCGATCAAGGCGTTACGTCTTTACATGATGAGTTTCCGTTGGTACAGTCACACGATATAGTTTTAAAATTTGAAAGATCGTCAGATGGCAAGCCAATGAACGCTCAGATTGTGCCGAATGGAAAGTGGTCAGCAGAGCCAATCTTTACTTTAAGATCCTCAGATCCTATGGCGGCAGCTTATGTCGCACACTGGGCAGAGATGGCGAGTTTAAACGGCCTGTCGTCTGAAAAGGTTATCTCAGCGAAGTCCACTGCTAACGCCATGAAAGATTGGCAGAAAGAATATCTGAAGAAAGATAGTTAATGAAAAAATCTCTACAGATACAAACAGCGGGTGTCTTCCTACCTTTGTTAAGCCCCCATCGATACAAATGTTGTTTTGGTGGAAGAGGCAGCGGAAAATCTCACTTTTTTGCAGGATTAATGATTGAAGAAGCCTTGCGTTTTGGGGGTTATCGTGCTGTTTGTATTCGAGAGGTTCAAAAATCACTAAAGCAATCAGCCAAAAGATTATTAGAAGATAAGTTATCTGCTTTTGGTTTGGGTGAAGCACAAGGTTTTAAAGTTTTTCGGGAAGTTATTGAAACACCGCAAGATGGTTTGATCACGTTTACTGGTATGCAAGATCATACTGCGGATAGTGTCAAATCACTTGAAGGATTTGATCGGGCGTGGGTAGAGGAAGCTCAAAGTTTATCAGAAAGAAGTTTAGCGTTACTTAGGCCAACAATTCGTAAAGAAGGCAGTGAATTATGGTTTTCGTGGAATCCACAGAGGGCAACAGATCCAGTGGACATGCTACTACGTGGTAAGCAACTCCCTACGGACGCTGCTATAGTCAAAGTCAACTGGAATGATAACCCTTGGCTACCAAAAGTTCTAGATCAAGAAAGAAAAGACTGTTTAAACGCAACACCAGAACAGTACGGTCATATCTGGGAAGGCGAATATGCCACTGTTTTAGAAGGGGCATACTTTGCTAAAGGATTGACGACTGCACAATTAGAAAATCGCATTGGTTTTTTTGCAAGAGATCCAATTATGAAAACTTATGCTGCTTGGGATATTGGCGGTTCTTCTAATAGGTCTGATGCAACAAGTATTTTTATAGTACAATTTATTGGTGCAGAAATTCGTGTTCTTAATTATTACGAAGCTGTAGGCCAACCGTTTGACGCTCACATAAACTGGCTAAGAGATAATGGATACGAAAACGCCACATGTTTATTGCCACATGACGGAAGAAAGCATGATACAGTGTTTTCAGTTACCCCTGAAGGCTATTTAAGGGCGGCAGGTTTTAATGTTGATGTTGTAAAGAACCAAGGCGCAGGAGCAGCATTACAGCGAATTGAAGCAGTTAGGCAGATGTTGCCATCGTGCAGATTTAACGCTGAAACCACTGAAAGTGGCAGAGAAGCATTAGGTTGGTATCATGAGAAAAAAGATCCAGTTCGAGGTATAGGGTTAGGGCCAAATCATGATTGGTCATCACACGCTGCCGATGCCTTTGGGTTAATAGCTGTTTATCAAAAAAGCCACAACCAAAAAGAAAGTTGGAAGGGTGGAGTGATAAAGCGAAATCTGAAAGGAATAGTATGAGTTTTACAGTTTCAGGATTAGACGAAGACGGAGAGCCTGTCGATATATATATCGGAATGCACTCAGATAGTTTATTAGAGCTTACGCACTATTTGCTTGACGATGACTTGGTTCATATGGTTTTAATTGAAAACACAAAAGAAGGAGAAGAAGATGAGTGATTTAGTACACCAAAGAGATTTAGAGAGAAACGTAAGTGAAATGCTTTCGGAGGATTTACAAAAATTAAACCGTTTTAAAACTGCTATGCAGCGACAAGAAGGCGGTTTGCATTACAAAAGTTTTGCTATTCAGCCAATAGAATTTTGCCAGAAAAATTACCTTAATTATTGTGAAAGTAATGTCATTAAGTATGTCTGTCGGCATCGCAATAAAAACGGAGCAGAAGACATACGAAAAGCTATTCATAATTTGGAGCTTTTACTTGATCTTGAATATGGGGAGTAATTATGTCTGATGGGAAAATGAGTTGCCCTGCTTGCGGAAGTGATTGGATTGTAAAAAACGGTTTTACAACAAATATTGGGTCTGTAAAGCAAAGTTTTATTTGCAAATCTTGTGGAAAAAGAACAACTAAACCTCGTAAACCTGTTTTTGAAGTACCAATGAGAGACAGTGTACCACAGGTTAAACGATATATAATAACAACAGCACAAAATGCAACCCCTGTACATAAACCTTTATGGAAATCAATTTTAAATTGCGCTGATCATTATAATGCTGAACTTATTGTTATTTCTGGACGATACAGAAACCCTACAAGCTTGTGGACAAAAAATGACGAGGGTGATGCTTGGTATGACGAGGCTGTGTTACCTTATTTGGTTACAGGCTCTATAAACCTTGGCAATCATTTAACCATCCTAGGAAATGTCAAAGTGCAGTGGGCAGCATCAAATCCTTTAGCGTCTATGGAAGTGCTTACAAAAGACAAATCTTCTATAATTGGTCACGGAAGGCTTGCTTTAAGGAGCGTAGCAACGCCACAAAATAAAAATGCCAAGCTTATGTACACTACTGGAGCTTGTACAACCCCGAATTACACCGACACCAAACAAGGTGAAATAGCTCGTTTTCATCATTCATACGGTGGGTTAATTGTAGAGGTGGCTGAAGATCGGTTTCATGTTAGGCAACTAGTGGCAATGAAGAATGGTTCATTTTGTGATATTAATATGGAGTTTACTCCTGAAGGATCTTACCAAAGTATGAGAAGACCTTTATCTCTTACTATGGGAGATACTCACTGGGCAAAAATAGCACCTAAAGTTTACGATGCTACGTTTAAACACATGTTACCAGAATTAAAGCCGCATCATTTAATATGGCATGACTTGTTAGATCAGTATGCCAGAAATCATCATCATCGAGGTAATTGGGTTAAGGACTATCAAAAGCATCATTTAGATCAAGACGACATGCAAAAAGAAGTACATGAAACTTTAGATGCGCTAAAAGACGAGACACCTGATGATTGTTTGTCTGTAGTTGTTAGTTCTAATCATGATAGAGCATTAAACAGATGGATGCTAGAAAGTGACTTTAGAAAAGATCCTAAAAACGCAGGATTTTTTATAACAGCAACTAAACAATTAATAGATTACATGAATAATAATGATTTTAAAGCTATTGATCCATTTATTTTATACGGGCGAAATTATTTAAAAGATCATAAAAACATTAAATTTTTAACGCCTGATGAAAGTTTTGTTTTGTCGGGTGTTGAACATTGTATGCACGGAGATATCGGTCCTAATGGAAGCAGGGGAAGTACAAAAAACTTGAGCAGAATTGGCGTTAAATCAACTAAAGGACATAACCATACGGCAGAAATTATTGATGGCTGCTACAGCGTAGGTAAATCCACAGGGAAATTGGAATACGAAAGCGGTCCATCATCGCATTCTAATACTCATTGTTTACAATACTACAATGGAAAACGAACCTTAATAACAATAATAGACGGAAAATGGAGACTTTAAAATGATTAC